TCATTCGCTCCCCTCTTTTTCCTTATTTCGTTGAACGCCAATTGCGACACACGTACTAAGCAAATCTTTACATTTCTCTACGTCTTCAGACTTACGCAATTTGATGCTTTTTACAGACTGCGGGCTACTGTCCGTAGCACGATACATCGTTATTTCAATATCATTTCGGTCTAAGAGTCCCATAATGGCTTTTGCAACCTCCACACCCTTCTTCGCGAAATCAAAGAACAGAGCAAGTTTATATGGATTTTCGACGGAAAAAACTTCAATTTTGCTAAAACCAACATCGTGTAGAGAAAAATATTGCTCAACCTCATCTCGAAGTTCTGGATCGCATACAATGTCTATTCTCCAGTACTGACCTAAATGCAAATCGCTATTAACTGTTTTTTCCACAACATCCTCCTTACCCAGCAATAGGATTAAATCTCACCGCATCCTGCAAGTAATCCGGCGCAAGATGGGCATAAATCATCGTTGTCTGAATCTTTGCGTGCCCCAGAATTTTCTGGAGCGTCAGAATATTGCCGCCGTTCATCATGAAATGACTGGCGAAGGTGTGGCGCAGCGCATGAACAGCCTGGCCGTCAGGAACATCAGGTGCGACCGTTTTGATGACATCGCGAACCAATGGATAATCCAGCGTCGGAAACACCAGTTTCCCGCCCCGTTTTTTGATCTTTTCAAACAGGCTTTCAGAAATAGGAACGGTACGGTTTTTGCTGTTCTTCGTTTTTGAAAAAGTGATTCGACAATGAAGAACACGGCGCTGCTCCAGTGCCGCTACCTCGCCCCATCGCGCCCCGGTCGACAGAAGGATTTCGACAGCCAGCCGTTCATCGGGATTTTCAGCCAGTGCATCCAGCAACTGAACACATTCAGACTTACTCAGATATCCCATTTCGCGCTCGTTAACCTTCATTCCTTTAAGGCCTTGAACGGGGTTATCGTTAAGAAAATGGCCGGATGAGATGAGTGCGGTAAACATCGCGCTTAACGCCCCAATCTCTCGATTAATGGTGCTGGGCTGTATCCCCTGCTCTATCCTGGACACACGTAGCTCGGTGAGCATCGTTGTATTAAGTTTATGCACACACGGGTCATCCATTGCCTCACTCAAGCGCAGCAATTTAAGGCGCGTGTTATGCCCTGACTTCATTAGCTGGCCGTGGTATTTCCACCACAAGTCAATAAGCACCGACAGCGGACGGCGATCAATGGAGTTTCCTTTCCACTCATTGTTATGCTGTTGCGCCAGCACCCACCGCTCATATAAAACTGCATCCGATTTCGTTTTAAATTTTTTGCGAATGCGTTTGCCTTTACGCCCCTCAGGGCGCATGTCAAGAAGATACCCTCCCGGAATTGATTTTATGCTCATTCGTGAAACCCCAGCGTTACAAGACCACCATGCCCCCAGCGTTCCATGATTAGCCGGGCTGTGTACCAGTCTTGCGGGATTTTTGAGAAGACGATGTGTTTTCTGGCCCATCAGGGGAGAGAGAGGGACTGATCTGCCCAGCAGCCTCATTTGTTTTTCCTGTCATAAGCCAATTCATGTACTTAAAAAAGCGAGGGTGATTAACAATCTTGATAAGCACTTCGCCCCCTATGTTTTCAATCCGCCCCGTTTCATAACGACGCAAAGTGCCGATAGGCACATCAATCAGGCCGCAAAATTCTTCGCGCGTTAAATCCTCTGATTCACGAATCACTCTAATTTTTTCACCGATAAGCATTGACAGTGTTCCTATAAGTACACTAAGCTTGCGCACAAGGTGTACTTATAAGTACACCAAGTCACAAACAACCACAGATAGCGCAGGTTATCACACATGGCAAAAGTCCTGAACACACACGAACAGGCAGACTTTGAGCGTTTAGCAGCGTTCTATCCCTACCGCGATGAGCATGGGTTACCAGTACTTGAAGAAAGCCTGAAAGATTACGCAAAGCGTACCAACCAAGCTGTTAACACAGTGAAAAGACAGGCTGACAGAGGTTCAATTCCCATCAACCAAGATGAAAAGAACTCAAGACGCACAGTAAATCTCTTCGCTCTTTTCCTGAAAACAATCAGGAGCGCAGAGAAATACGTGCAGATGACAAAATAACGAGGTGTCATTTTATGCTGAAGCAACGCCGTAATTTTCGTACCGGAACAGAACGCCACGCTAACCATTTCGCTACCAACGCATCACGCAGCAACATCCGCTACAGCCCGAGCGAGACGCACGCAACACCTGATGGCCACACAGTAAAACAAATTGGCGAACACACCTGGCTAATTGAAAAAGCTGGAATCGTGGTTCACAGATGCCCACGCAATCCGTTTACCGGAAACCGCATTTTTGCACTAAGCAGCGGCGACAATCAGTTCGGACAGGATTTCACATTATACGAAGCACTTCGCACGGTTGATCGTCTGCTTCGCGGGCAAAGTTTTATTAAACAGACTGATTTATAACAGGTGCGTTATGATCAAAGAGCATGCACAAGGTGTATTTATCCGTTTTATTGATTTTCGCGGTGAACTGTTATTGCGCGCATCAGCTATTGATGGAGTTGTCCCATCAGAAAAAAATGCAGCTACTTACGTTTATCTGAACGGCACGCGCCTGACCGTAGAACTTCCGTACCAGACTGTACACGGAATCATTAGCGAAGCTGAAAAAGCACGTAAGATTAATGGCGATGAACCCTATATCGAAATTATTTGTATGGATTCAGAAGCTGAAATTCAGAAAGCAGATTAAAGGGCGTTGCGATGGGCAAAGAATATAAAACTCTCATTAACAAAGCACTTGAGCGTTTTTATTTTCGCTTAAGTGCATCAGGTGCTCATGCTGAACGTGCAGCCCGCGACTCATTGACCAGGGCAATCCGGAGTCTGTATGACGTGGCTTTTTACGCTGATGATCTGGATGCACTTAACGAACTTTCCGAGCTGATCTGTGCCGCAGAATGCGGGGAGCATATTGAACCGTATAAGCTGGGGAATATTGCATGAGTATATTTATCTCATGGCTTGTTCTGATTATTTCGGTGGTCTGCGCCATTGGGATTATCCAAATTATTCATTCAGTAAAAAAGATTGAACGCTTTTTCACTGGCGAATAACAGCACAAATAAAAACCCTAGGTTAAATAAGAAAATGTAAAAACAATCCGCATTCGCGGAGGTATTCGCACACGCCCAGGAGGCGTAATGGCAATTAAGCATTTTCCTGTCGTTCGTTTCACTTCCAGAGGACGTGAATACGAAGTCGACGAACGCCTGATTACCACAATCGACAAACACCGCTCAGAAAAGGATGCACACCACATCTATCTCACTGACGGTACTTACTTCTGCGCCACTAATGTGGCGCGGGTGAATCTTATCCGACAGGTACAGGATCCACGTAAATGAGCAGGAGAAGAATCACTCGCAGACATCACCACACACACCTGAATTCCTCAGCAACGCTAAAGGCACTTATTCAAAGCGAGATCGGTGATTTCTTCGCGGGAGTTGGCTCACCAGGTGAACCAGAAACACCAGAAGCAATGCAGCGTGAGCTCATGATACGCATAGATAACACTTTTGATTTCTTCTACAGCATGCACGGAATTAAACAGAAATGAACCTCAAGCCAGCAATAACTACTCGTAGAACGCCAATTTCTGTAACCGACCGCTTCTGAGTTTTTTGGCAGGAAGCCTTCGCACATCCTTAGTAGAGAGAATTGCAGCATGATTGACGCTCATGACTTCACAAGATGGGTGCGCACACAGGACACCCGTCTGGCTCCCGTTCTCCAGGGATTATTTGATCTTTACATCCGTGGTCGTGACAACAGAGCACGCACTACAAAACCGGAGAATGTGGATACCCTTTATTTCACAGTAGACGACTGCTACCGCGTGGACTTCACACCACACGGACTGGCGTTGCACTGCCTGACACCGCACGGCGAATCACTGCTGGCGTATTACGACTCCCCGGCCTCCGTATTTGCGGCAATGCTGGCGCACCGCACTGCTGGCGGGTGTGCCTCGCTGAGTGAATACACCGCTGAGTTTAACCGCCTTTCCGCCCTCTTCTCGCAGGAGTGGCAGCGCGTGACGGGATACCAGCCATGAGTGAGTTTGCATGGAGCTGGAATGAACCACGGCCAGCCATTGATCCGGCCAGATTTACGGAGCGCAGGCAGGAAACTGAAACCGACCTGCAACGCGCCATCCGTTACTACCTTGAGGCCGACAAAAAGGCCCAGGAAGAACAGGAAGCGAAAGAGGAAGCCTTTTTCGCACAATCCGCCATGGGTAAAAAACTCATGGCATCCCTTGAGGAAGCCGGACAGCGTGAAAAGCTGGCACAAAGCATCATCAGTAAGCGCCGGGCAACAGAACAAGACCCGGTGGCCCGTGCCTTTGCCACACTGAAGGTGCTTCCCGTTTATCTGCGAGAACCCCTGAGCCGCCACCTCTCTTTCCTGCGCAAAAAACAGGAAGCCGATCGCCGGAAAGGCAAAAAGAGCTGGCAGGCGGAACGCTATGCACGCGGAACCCTGCGCAAAATATTCGAACGTCTGGATCGCACTGACGGACGCTGGCTGACACAGGGTTATCGCTCCATTGCCGGACGCGAACGCCTGGACGATTTGCTTTACCTGCCGCAGCTCAACAAACACCAGGTACAGACACTGGCCACCATGACGGCAGCAATGTTCAGTAGCACATTCGAAAAACTCTGCGATGGCTTTGGCGCGACCGATGGTGAGCTGACCATGGATGTAACGCTGAAGGCGTATCAGATGCTGGCCCGCATGGCGTTACATCTGCACGCCATGCCTCCACATTATGACGCACTGACAACAGATAGAGATCGGAGGAACGAACCGGACACGGAGCTGCTGCCAGGCGCAATCCTTCGCCTGACCTGTGCTGAATGGTGGAAACGCAAACTGTGGCTGTTACGTTGCGAGTGGAGAGAAGAACAACTCCGCGCCGCCTGTCTGGTTTCCAGAAAAACATCGCCCTATCTGAGCCAGGACGCGTTAAGCGAGTTTCGCGCACAGCGCGAGAAAACACGCGATTTCCTGAAAGGTTTCATGCTGGAAAACGAAGACGGGTTCACGATTGATCTCGAGACGGTGTATTACGCGGGAGTAAGTAACCCGGTTCACCGTAAGGCAGAAATGATGGCCACCATGAAGGGGCTGGAACTTCTGGCCGAAGCCCGTGGCGACAAAGCGGTGTTTCTGACTGTCACCTGCCCGTCAAAATACCACGCAACAACGGAGAATGGTCATCCGAATCCCAAATGGAACGGAGCCACCATGCGCGACTCCAGCGATTACCTGGTTAACACCTTTTTTACGGCGGTCCGCAAAAAACTGAACCGCGACGGCCTGCGCTGGTATGGCATCCGCACGGTGGAGCCTCACCATGACGGCACCGTGCACTGGCATATGATGGTCTTTGCTCATCCGGAAGAAATCGACACCATTGTGTCCCACACCCGCGATATTGCCATTCAGGAAGATCGTCACGAGCTGGGCGATGATATTACTCCGCGCTTTAAGGCGGAGTATGTCGACGGCTCAAAAGGCACGCCAACCAGCTACATCGCCACCTACATCGGAAAAAACCTGGACAGCCGCGCCGTGGATGGCATCGACCCGAAAACAGGCAAACCACGCGTTGACCACGAAACCGGAAAATCAATGGCCGAGAGCGTGGAGCGCGCCATCGGCTGGGCGCGCCTTCACCGGGTCCGCCAGTTCCAGTTCTTTGGCATCCCCTCCCGTCAGGTGTGGCGTGAACTGCGCCGCCTTGCCAGCCAGATGGCACGCACCCCGGAAGGCCCGCAACGGCTGAAGGATGACGCAATGGATGCGGTACTCGCTGCCGCTGATGCCGGGTGTTTTGCCTCCTACATTGAAAAACAGGGTGGCGTACTTGTTCCACGCAAGGACTACCTGATTCGCACCGCCTACGACCTCGCAGATGAGCTGAACGAGTACGGCGAACAGAGCGTACAGATTTACGGGATCTGGTCGCCGCTCATCGGGGAGTCTTCCCGTGTGTGCACACATCCGGATAACTGGAAGCTGGTAAGACGTAAACCGGAAGCGGAAGACAGCGCCCGCGAAAATGGTTTTGACCTTCAGGGCGGCCCTGCCGCCCCTTGGACTCGTGGCAATAACTGTCCCCGTGTACAGGAAACGGACAACAACGGGACAGAACAGCCGGAAGAACGGCCAGCACCGTGGCCGCAGCTCCCTGACGGCATTGAAGTGAATGAATGGATGCGCTCACTGAAACGGCACGAACGCCGGGCACTGATGCGTTCGCTGCGTGACAAACAGGCCAAAAACAGCAGTGATGAAATGCAGAACTGGACACAGAGCCGCAAACAGCCACAGCCTTTGCCTGATAACCACGAATTACTCGCTAAAGAATGGCGGGAGTCTGCCGAATCTCTCGGCCTGCATATCGGTGAACAGCAGATGCAGCACCTGTTACGGGGCGGCAGCCTGTACGTTGACGGCAGCATCATTGCACCGCAGGGATTTGAAATTGTACGCAAACCGGATACCCGCCCGGACAGCCGAATCACGCAGCTCTGGCAGCGCCTGAGCCGTAATCACGGCGTAAGCAGCACGGAGATCCGCCATAACCCGGTCGCCAGCTATCTGGCACAGCTCGGGGCATCAGACCCCGAAGCCGCCGCACGCCTGGCATCCACACTTCAGCAGGACCAGAACACTATGAAAACACCCGTTACCGTGCTTTCTGACATGCTGCGCGCCATTCGTGACGCAGAGCACGCACAGAGAATCAGTGAAACCACTGAACGCACCCGCCGCAAAGCAGACCTGCTGCGGGGTAGCCTGACCAGTGGCAACAAAAAACAGACAGAAACGGGATTCACAAATCCCGCAAATGAGCAAAAAACGCGCCGCGATATATGAAGCGCGCACAAAACAGGCGAAAGCGGGATTTAAAAATCCCGTAAACGGTTAATTAACCAACATAAGGAAAATCGACATGAAAATTTGTATCGACGACGGCTCCACCAACATCAAGCTGGCATGGACTGAAAACGGCGAACGCCGCAACGCCATCAGCCCGAACAGCTTCAAGTCGGAATGGTCTGCGCCGTTCGGTGGCTCGCAGCCTGCGAACTACATGCTTGATGGCGTGCGCTATGGTTTTGATCCGGTCAGCGATCGCTTTGTCCAGACGACCGACACGCAATACCAGTACAGCGATGTGAATGTCATTGCCATTCATCACGCGCTGGTCAAATCAGGCATCACGCCACAGGAAGTGGATGTGGTTGTCACCCTGCCACTGAGCGAATATTTCGACACTAACGCCCAGCCGGACATGGCCAACATCAACCGCAAAAAAGCGAACGTTATGCGCCCGGTGGAGTACCAGAACGGTGAGGCATTCACTATCCGTAACGTGCGGGTTATGCCTGAATCCATTCCGGCTGGCTTTAAGGCACTGGCTGACATGAGTCCGTTTGAATCCCTGCTGATTGTGGATTTGGGCGGAACCACGCTGGATGTGGCAAAGGTTCAGGGGCAACTGGCAGGTATCAGCCAGGTGTTTTGCGATCCACACGTAGGCGTTTCTCTGATGGCCGATGCCGTACTGTCGGTGATGGCCACTAACGGTATGCGCACCAGTCACCACATCGCCAATACCATTATCGAACATCGCCATGATGAAGCCTGGCTGCGCCAGCACATCCACAATGACGCGCATTACGCCAGCCTGATGGCGGTTATTCGTGAAAAGGAAGAAACACTGAAACAACGCGTGATCCGCGCGCTGGCGGTTTTTTCGGGTTACGGGCGGGTGATGGTTGTCGGTGGAGGGGCGGAGATTGTGGCACCCGCTATCCGCGAAGCCTGCGGAGTTAATGCGACTTTCATCGCGGACGGGGTGCCACAGTTTGCTCTGGTTAATGGGCTGTACGCAATGGACAAGGAGTAAACCAATGACGACTCCAACCAGACGGATAAGTTTCTATCTGAAGCCCACCGCCGTCAAGAACGAAGGAGAAGCATGCGCCTGGCTGGACAGCCTTACACCAGAAGCCCGCAAAAGCGGCCAACGCGTGGCTTTTCTGGCCGGGCTGGCACTTCTGAAAATGAATCCGGCAGAGGCTTACCGACTGGCTGCATGGGCTGATGATGAGGTGTTATCAGTGACACAAACCAAGACAGAACGCCCCGCGTCACAGCCAGTATCAACCGCACAGATAACCAGTCAGATGGCCGGAAATATCCGGGCGTTATTTCCTGAATAACATCAGGGCGTATTCGCCCTGCCACCAATCCCATAACATAAAGAACGGGGTGCAAATCACTATGCACCCCGTTCCAATACAAACCATCAGAAGATCTACACATCTTTCTCAAATGGCCAAGTAATCGAGCTGGTTCAGGAATAAGCATGCTGCCAACACAAGTGAAGGAGATAAAACTGTAGAACTGATCAATCGTTGGAAACAAGTATTGACAGTATGTTCGAGTAACCCAACTGGATAGATTTTATGCTGATTATCCATACAGTAAAAAAGTGAGGATACTCTTTGAATTACGCCAGCAAGAGTGGTAACATTAGCCAATGATTTTCATTAATGTAGTTACCAGCTTACACAAGCTGATGTTTTATTGGGGGTTTTATGGTAAACGTGAGGGAGGATGAACTTTTCAAACTCATCGAGCAAGGCATCAAAGGCAACGCAAATGCATTTACACTCCTATGCAGAAAGATGATTAACAACATCCGTAAAAATGATGAGGCTTTAGCTTCTAAGCTGGCTTCGTTAGTTGCTGAGGGAACAGTATTACGTGGGGCATCTAGTAAGGCTCCTATGCCTGTGGATGGAGACTCCAGACGAAACCTTTTGCAGGAAACATCTGTCAACGCAATTGTTGAAGAACCTGTATGGAATACGGATATCTCAAAGAAGCTGGAGTCAATTGTTAACGAAAGAGAGAATGCGGTTTCTTTGTTCAAAGCTGGTCTTGAACCTGTGAAGACGGTTTTACTTTCTGGCCCGCCAGGCGTAGGCAAAACAATGTCCGCACATTGGCTTGCTGCAAAGTTAAATTTACCTCTTTTAACATTGGATCTCTCATCTGTAATGAGTTCTCTTTTGGGAAAAACAGGTAATAATATTAAATCCGTTATGGATTATGCCAAAGAGAAACCATGTGTCCTTTTGCTTGATGAATTTGATGCTGTTGCAAAAAGACGTGATGATGACAGGGACGTTGGAGAATTAAAACGTTTAGTTACTGTACTCCTACAGACCATAGATGAGTGGCCAGCGACCTCGCTTCTTGTTGCTGCGACTAATCACCCTGATATCTTAGATCCGGCTGTTTGGCGTCGATTTGAGCACATCCTTAAATTTAATATGCCATCAGTAGAACTGATAGATAGATATTTAGTCAATCATAATATTGAACCTGAACTATCTAAAAAACTTGCACCATTATTAGATGGCATGTCCTTTGCCATCATTAACCGTATTTTGAATTTCTCCAAAAAGAATGAGGTACTTAGAAATATTCCATTTGAAAGCTCATTAATAGAAGCCGTAATTACGGAGAGGGTTTCATTGGATGAGTTTAGCGATAATGATCTCAATATAATTAAATATCATTTTGACGGTTTTTCAAATAGGAAGATAGCTGAATTAGTTGGTGTTTCACATCCAACAATCGCGAATAAATTACAAAAGTGGGGGATTAAATGATGGAAAGGAACTTACTTTTAGGTAACGGTCATGTTCTGACAAAAAAGGAACCTTTGCCTAAAGGAAGGGATGGTAAGCGCTATCCCTATACTCTTGAAGAAGTAAGGGAGCATTTAAACCCAGAGATTGATACTTTACTCTCACGCTTTCGCAGTTTGGATGATGCGGCTAAGCCAAGGGGGGAGAGTGTATTCAATTTAACTTTACACCCAGCGTTTTTGGGTAAAAGCTACTTTCCGGAAGGATTGCTTAGAGCGACAGGTTTACGGGATGTCGGTAGCCGTCAGGTAATCATTCGCCCACGGAAAGCGGCACGTCAGTGCGATCAGAATAAGGACTTAGTAACGGCGCAACTGTTTGTTAGCGGTGATGATGATGCCGTTATAAGATTTAAGGAAATTTTAAATTCCCCTACAGCTCCGAAGGGCGTACAAAAGGATTTGATCGAAATTGAAAGTGTTAGCTTTTTTGAAGGAAAAGAGAGAGCACGCAATTTTGAGCATGCGAAAAGTGATTTGATAAAATTTGAAGTGGTTCTTCATGCTGGGGTTGAAGACGATGATATCGTTAAAGCCTATATTAGCTATGCGGCACAATATGATGTCTCTGTTGATTACAAAAGTAGAATCCAAGTTGGTGGGCTGACTTTCATCGTTGCACACGCGCGACCTGAAGATATGAAAAAAACACTCGATTTTTCATTAATCCGCGTTGTGCGGCCGATGCCGTCTCTCAGGTGTACTCAGCCGAACATTGTCAGAAAGTTATCTAATATAGTTACACCGGAGCTCCCTAATTCTAAAGCTGTTCTTGAATCCGAACGTATTGCCATTTTTGATGGTGGCTTGGGGACAGCTGACTTGAGTAATTGGGTTACGGAATACGTGTATCCAGACACCAAAGAAACAAGCGGATTATTATTGCAGCACGGTAATGAAGTGACATCCACTTTCTTATTCGGACGTGTCGAGGAAAATGCACCTTCTTTTAAAAGACCGTTTATGAATGTAGATCATTATAGAGTTCTTTCACCGACATCAGGTGACAATGGCAATTGGGATTTATTTGATGTCCTTAAGAAAATACAGTCCGTTCTTGATAGTGGTGACTATAAGTTCGCTAATCTAAGTATTGGTCCTCATCTTCCAATTGGTGATGATGAGGTTCATGTATGGACTGCTGTTTTAGACCAAATCTGTGCTAAGCATGGGATATTACTTACTGTTGCTGTTGGGAATGATGGCAATGAGGACGGTGATGCAGCGAGAATACAACCTCCTTCCGATATGGTAAACGCGCTAGCGATTGGTGCTGCTGATCGTAGCGGTGAAAAATGGGGGCGGGCACCATATAGCTGTATTGGGCCAGGCAGAAGCCCCGGATTCGTTAAACCTGATGGTGTTATTTTTGGTGGAAGCGACGACGAGCCTTTTTACACTTACAACCCTCTGCTTGGTTCTATAGTTGGAGTTCAAGGAACCAGTTATGCCTCTCCATTAGCATTGAGAACGGCCGCTGGAGTTGCGGCTCTATCAGGAACTCCATTGAACACCATTGCATTGAAAGCGTTGCTTGTTCATCATGCTGAAACATCAAGAAAATATTCGCGTGAACATATCGGTTGGGGACGGTTTAGTGAGGATCCTAACGTTTTAATCGATTGTCCAAATGATACTGCTACAGTAATTTACTATGGTTCATTAGCAAAAAATAAATATTTAAGGGCACCGATCCCATTTCCTGATGTTCCCTTTGACGAAGCATTTGAGCTTACCGCTACTTTATGCATTCAAACCCCAGTAGATCCTGAACATTCAGTAAACTATACAAGGGCCGGTATGCAGGTAACTTTCCGCCCAAGATTCGGCCTTGACGATACCGATACAGATGATTTCTTTGGTCAAAAAAGCCAGTATAAGACTGAAAGGGAGTGTAGGAGTGAAGGTCATAAGTGGGAAACTTGTTTGCACAGAAGCAAAAAGTTCAGTGCTGATACATTATTAAGCGATCCAGTTTTTGATATACGGTATCATGCCCGAGATTCTTCGCGCCATGTTAAGGGAGTTTCAGCCCCTGATATGCAATATGCGATGGTAATAAGCGTAAGGGTAAAAGACTTTGATTTATATAATGTTATTCGCCAGCGATATACAATTCTGAATCCTATTCAACTGCGCACACAAATTTCTCTCGACACGTAA